TTAACCACCCTTCAGCCATCGCAAATCCACGGCTGATACCCTTACCCATCTCNATAGCTACTAACTCCTTCAAGTTCTCTCTTCCTGTCCTCATCTTTACTCCCTCCTTTATTTAAGAGGAGGGGCTAACGCCCCTCCTCCTTTACGTAAAATCCCACATCTCTGCGGGCTTGCGCTAACTGATCTTCCATATCACCTATGGCGTGCAACAATTCTTTTTTTAAGCTATCAAACACTGCGAACAGCATACTTTCAAGTGCCAACCTTTCCTCGTAATCCCTACCGTGATTGTATAACCATTTCTTTACGTAAAACGTTTTCCAGAACTCATCGTTTGCTTCCCTGAAGGCATCGTACATTGCGTTTGTTATGGCTGTATCCTTTTCCCACATCTCTACTGCATACTGGCTCGGGCTACCATTTTCGAGGTACTTCTCAACCAAGAAATTTTCAATTGCCTTATCGTAATCCTTGCTTATTTCGGCTAACTTCTCGTAAGCGGCTTCGCTGACCTTCTCCAGCATCTCTTCGATTACCTGAATAGCTAATTCCTCATACTCATTACCGTACACCTTTCTGGCTACCTTCAGTTCTGTCTTGGCTATTGCTGCGGCGATTAACCTTCCGAGTAACCTCACACTGCTGGTGTTAAACCTCTCTTGCACAGACTCTCTTACTTCCTTTCTCTCCTGTCTCATTGTTCTCCCTCCTTCTTTTTGTGTTACGTTTTGGTTTGTTGCTTCTGTTCTTCTCATCTTCTATCCCTCCTTTTGTTTGTTAGTTATATTATAAGATAAAAAATACTTTTTAAATACCTTTTATATTAAGCAAATATTAAGTAAATGGAAGTGTTTTTGGAATACAAAAAACCGGGAGAAAGTAGCATTTTTCTACCTTCTCCCGGGGTCGGGTTGCTATCTCACTTGGAACACTTGTCTAAAATGGTAGGTCCTCTTCTATGTCTTGTTCCAATTCATCCTCCTGTTCTTCTACGTTTGTTGGAGTTTGTTGTCCATTTATAATGTCTTCCACCTCTTTACAAATGGCCTCATAGTCGTCTCGTCTTATTTCGGTAGAGTGTGCGTATCCGTACTTGCTAATTACGTTATGGATTACCTCCTTGTTCCCATGGGCTATAGCAAACAAACGTTTTGACTGCTTTTCTGTAATTGTTAGTGCAGGAGCTTCCATTGCTGCTGGTTCTTGTGGTGCTTCTTCTGTGAGCTGGTCGCCGACTTGTTCTTCTTGTGGTTCACTAATTGTGTACTCTACTTCCACGTGTTGTAGCTTGTCTTCGTCTACTTGCATTTCTTCAGAAACGTATAGCTGTCTCAAATCAGGCACAACCTCACGTGCATTTTGCACAAGTGCAACCTTTCTAATTTGTGTTGCCGCTTTCTTCCATCCTGCTTGTGGTTCTTTGTTCGCATTTAGTTTTATGTATTCGTGCAAGCTCACGGTATGTTCCACAGGCTCTTTCCACCCTTTGCGCCATATTTTGCTCCATCCTCCCAATAGCTGTTCTTCGCCCGGGATGTAAAACGTGCCATTGCGGTATTCTACTTCGCTTGACCCTTTGCGTCTAACAATTATGCCCGCCTGATATCCTTCCACTAATGGACTGTTTGACAACCGCCGCATAAACACGTCTTTACCGACAATTATTTGTGCTGGCTCGTTGCCGAACTTCACGAGGTACGCTTCATTTAAGAATGGGTTCAAACGCTGATATTGACAGAGTTTTAGGAACATCATGACTTCTTGGTCTGAGACCTTACTCGGGTCNCCCGACACCAAATAACGCTTGATAATGTCTGCACTTAAAGAAACTTCCTCGCCACTCTCAGACTTGTACTTTACGATACTGTCCATCGTTATCCCTCCTTTATTCTTCAGCCGCAGGCTTGACATACAATACCTGCGACCTTGATACCTTCATTAAACCTTGCAACACTTCAGCTGGTACTACCTCCCGCACCTTCTTGGTGTCTATTGTCTCGGTAATGCGCTCCTTGGTATATACCACATACTCGCCAGCTATCACAGGGTCGCTTCCTACTCGCTCCATGATTTGCTCCTTTATCCCTTCTCGTATCTCTTGCATTTCGGATATCTCTTCGCCAAGCTCAACGTACTGCTCAACCATCGCTGATAATTCCATATCCACTTTTGCTATTTTAGGCTGTCTGGAGTTTTTATAGTACTCTGGGAAGCACTTTTCTGTATACGGACAATATGGCTGTCTGCACTGCCAATTATCCTCGGGATTATACGGTGGCTCAATCTCAACGCCTTGTTCAATCTTAATCACCAACTCCTCCAACCGCTTTAGCTCGGCCTCTACAAACTCGGCATCGTAAACGACTTCTTCAATATGGTGATCCCAGAACCTCGTCTTTGGAGTATCCTTATTCCGTGCTATCAAATAGCCTTTTTCCAGCCCCAACGCATACAAGTACAACTGCACCTGCGTGAAATACTGCGGATGTGCTTCTCTCAATCCTTTTTCTCGTATCTCTGTAAATGCTCTCTTTGCTAAAGCCTTTGCTTCCAACAGTACTGTTACACCTTCATTATTGGTAGCTAATCCATCAATATGCCCCACAAGTAGTTCTTTATCGTGGTAAAAAATAGAAACTTCCTTCTGCTGGCTATGTAACACATACGGCCCATTTGGTAAGTTCTCGTATGCCCACTCAAGGATAGACTGCTCATGCATGTTACCTTCAGCAAACGCCCGCTCTGAACCTTCCCACAATGGAAGCCCTTCTACACCCCAAGCCTCAAGCTCAATTCTTCTTGGACATGCTCCTGCACTACTTACACGTAACGCCATGGCTACCACGCAAATCCTTCCTGCTCAAGCATCCGCATTACTTCAAACACTTTTGCATACTCGCCTTCAAGCTCTGCCTCGCATGAGTCACCATCAATGTAAATGAACGTAAACCCTAAATCATCCAACAACTTTACGTACGCCCTTATGTCGGGACAGCACATCACGTGAACTGTCAAGGTGCTTGTCTCTTCATCATTCACAAAGTCAACGAACCTCGCCAATGTTTCCATGTTCTCCCTCCTTCTTCTCATCCTCAATTACGAGAATGTCCAACGGGCTGATGTCTAAAATCTCACAAATTTGATTAATCCTCGCTAACGATGGAACTACCTTGCCGCTTTCAATGTAGTAATATCCATCGCCAGCATACCCCATCAACTGCGACATCTTGTGCTTTGTCAATCCACGATAAGCCCTCCACATCCTCAACTTCGCCACGTCTAACACAATCTTTGCCATACCTACTCCCTCCTTTCATGTTATCTCTTTATATATTATACCATTTTTCGCTATATGTCAATACCTGCACAATACCATAAATAAAAAACGCCCTCCGAGTAGGAGGGAGGGGAGCACCTCGGAGGGCAACGCCTATATTAAAGTAATAGGCGGCTAATTCGCTAACTCATCCCACACTTCGCCGAGTTCCGTCTTTAACTCCTTTAAGGCGGCTTCAATAAGTCCCTTAATCTCTTCTTCGGACAATTGTATACCTATCTTGTCTGCCGCATCGGACAACCACTCTGCCGCCTTGTCATACTTCTCTGCTCCGCCCAAATCCTTATATGCCTGCTGGACAAACAATACTGCAACTCGTGCCAGTTCTCGCTTGGTAGCAAGCTCTCGCACTACCGCTTCCAACTTCTCTGTCCCTATTCGCTTCTGCAACCATGCTATCGCATATCCAACAAGTATCGGGACAAGGATAGCGATGATATCGTAAAGTAACTGTAAAAATAAGTCATGCATTCTACTTCCCTCCTTTTATCTTTTCGTATAGCTTGGCTATCATAGTAGCAACTTCCGCTTTTGTAGCTGGCTTGTCTGGATAGAAATATCCTTTTTCATCACCCTGCACAATTCCCAAATCGAACAACTCTTTTATGTACTTGTACGCCCAATGTGTCTGCGGTACGTCTTTCATGCCTTGCACCTCCTTTACTAAAGGCATTCCTAGAAAACGAAGTACACCATTAGCTACCCCTACAGCACACTTCCTTTGGAACGCCTTATTTCGTAATAATACCTCCTCCTCGGGATTACTGATAAACGCCAACTCCACCAACACGGCTGGCATTTTTGTATACCTTGTTACGTAATAGTTACCCTGCTTAACTCCTCTGTCCCTTAGACCTATCTGTTTCACCAACTCGGTTTGAATAAACTGTGCTAAAGTCTTGCTTTTAGCGTCTTTCGGGTAGTACCACGTCTCCGTCCCATGAGCCGACGAGTCATTTGATGCATTACAATGTATTGAAATGAAAACATCGGCCTTGGAGTTATTCGCTACATCACACCTTGCTTGTAGCTCATTTGGTTGCTTGGCTGTTCTCACATCTTTATCGCTCTCCCTTGTCATTACCACATCCACACCCGCAGTTTTAAGTACATCCCTAAGCTGTAAAGCAACCTGAAGCGTGATATCCTTTTCTTTTGTCCCGAAATACCCTACTGCCCCAGGCTGGCTTCCACCATGCCCAGGATCAATGCATACCTTCATCGTCGCTCCCTCCCTTCTTTGTCTCTTCTCTCTTTATACCCGCTAATGCCCACAACTCACCTGTGGTGAAAGCAAACCAACTCGCTATTAACGTTGATGGCTCTGACCCAGTGTGCCAATATAAAAACAATACCGCCACCACAAACACCGCATTTAGCAATATCACCCATCGCACTACTTTCTTAGAAAAACGCTCCTCAGTCATCTTTCTCATCTCTCGTCCTTGCAAGTAGCTCGTCTATCTTTGTTTCTTGCCGTGCCATCTGTACTTCTATCTGATGCAGCACGGTCATTAGTTCCTTTAATGCTTTAGTATTATTTTCTATTACAGCTGCTAGTTCTTTGCTGTTATCTACGGGCTTCGTACCGCCGATAATCTTTACGAATACGTAGCCAAGCATTGCTATGGCGAAAATTGCTACTCCGTATTGAGCTATTTCTGCCCCTGGCATCCTGCACCTTCTTTATGTGTTGCTTATTCTGCATCCAATACAGCAAAAACACATTCTCGCAAATTCGAGAGATTTGGTACTTGCTCCCTCGTGTATTTACCTTCTTTAATGTACCGCACCCACAACTTTACAAGAGCACTCTCTGTCGTAAACATTAGTTACCACCTCCCAACAGCGTAGTTAACTCAAGAATGGCCTGTTCAAGCATTGCAATCCGTTCTTGCTCAGTTAAGAGTCTGTCCTCATATTCATAATAAACAGTGTTCGTTGCAGGATTACAATACAAAACTGCAATTTTCCCTTCTCTAATTTCAGGTTGTGGCAAATCTTCTACCAATACTCCAATCTGTCTTAACTCTTCTTCACTTTTTCCTAACCCATTAATTGGGTCAAATGGCATGTTGTGTATAAGCCCAACTCTATATTTTCCCTCAGCTACTTTCACTAAATCACCTAAAAATTTCATTACTTTCTGCCTCCTTATGAAATGATTTTATAATGAGTAGCACCATCAAGTTTTCTTATTGCTTTACTACCAGTGGGAACATNATGAGCACAATAAACATTTCCNACACTGTCTACTGCTATATCGCGACCATAGTTAACATCAGTTTTACTCCATATTTCGTTGCCATTACTATCAAGTTTTCTTATTGCTTTACCACCAACATAATGAGCACAATAAACATTACCCGCAGAATCTACTGCTATACCATAACCACTTCCAACATCAGTTTTACTCCATATTTCATTGCCTGTACTGTCCAACTTCCTTATTGCTTTACTCCCACTTCCAACATAATGAGCACAATAAACATTACCTGAACTGTCTACTGCTATACCATAACCACTTCCAACATCAGTTTTACTCCATATTTCGTTGCCATTACTATCAAGTTTTCTTATTGCTTTATCACCAACATCATGAGCACAATAAACATTACCTGAACTGTCTACTGCTATACCACAACCATAGCCAACATCAGTTTTACTCCATATTTCATTGCCATTACCTTTTGAATTATCCTTTTGTAAATTAACGTCTTTGATGTAAGCACCTATTTTATATTTCCCTAAGCCTATTCCATGGTCTATCAATGAACCTTTAAACATCCATCCCACCTACCATTCATCAACAGGATTTCCATTAGCGTCATAGGTTATAGTAAAGGTATACGAATCAACAACTGTTGTTCCATCTGTATCATAGATTGTAATAGTTCTTGTTGTATATTGCGGTGGTGTTCCTCCACTCAAAACACTTCTTGCAAATAATGTTCCATCTTTGCGGTAATAGTCTACTTGTAAATAATTCCCATAAGCATCTGGGTTACTGCGTTTTATGCGAGTAATAATTGGCTTGTTTGCTATATCGTTCCAATTAACTACCGCTATCTTTTGCCATGCAGACCCTGTGTCACAATAAATTATCTGCGTGTCTGTCGCAATAAAAAGCCTACCAGCCGTGCCTGGAGCAGGTTTGCTCGCATCCAGCCCAGCTTGGATGGAGGGGACATTGCCTGCGTTGATTATACGCTTTGCAAGCTCTGTGTCTATTACATCAGCGTTGTAGTTTAAATCGTCAATATTGACTAAATCTGTTCCTTCTGGCTTTTTAAGATTGTAATTTTGTGTATATTTCAAGCTTGTCACCTCCTATATTATTCTTACTTGTTCCCAAGTNTAATGTGCCAAATCACTCCAAACCTTGCTTGTTAAGAAATTCCAAACGTTATAAGTNTANTGATACTCATAATTTAAGTGTGCTGGCTTNATTTCTTCTATCGTCTTTGTCAAATCGCTCATATTCGGTGGTATTCCTTTTACCCCAACAAATTTTACTACGAATTTGTATTCGCTTGGATATTCTATGACTTCTACCTCTCCATTTGCAAAAGCACTTGCAACGTTCTTAATCAACCCTTTCGTAACTGTGCCATATCCTCGCAACTTTGCTTTTATTCTTTCTCGTCTAAATTGTTCTGATTTTGTTTTATCAACTGGCAATCCTAAAAATTGCTCCCATAATTCCAAACCCCAAGTCGCTGTATCCACAAAGAACTGTTCCAATATCTCGTCTAAAGTATCGTTCAACCTATCAATTTCATGCCCTTGTGCATCCCAGACACTTCTCATTATGTAACTGGTAAGATAATACGGTGGCATTCTTTCTAATATCCTATTTCCCGCTTCACTTATCATGTAAATGTCACCGTCCCAAGCACAGCCACTTCCTGCTCGCCTATTGGAATATTATTTGTAGCACCATTCACCAACAGGTTGGAATACTCCACCACCCCAGGCGTATCTAAAATAACGCTTCCAATCCTCACATATCGCACATCATTATCTGGCATAAATGTCAATGACTTCAGGTACTGTTCCACATTCTCCTTAACCGCTAATTGAACTGCTCCTACCTCATACCCAGCATCTACTACTAAGTGGACACTGACATTAATAGCAACTGGGCTTGCAGGCTCTATATACACCCTCGCACCAATGGGAGCTTTGCCATCGCCAGTGTCTTTGCTGAACAAACTCTCATACGCTATTTTATTTATAGTAACTGTGTTAACGGTATCGGTCTGCAACCTCTCAATTCTCAACTCGAGATGGTCTTGCCCATTCCAATAAAACTGCTGGCACACTTTACTTGACGCGTTTATGTCATCTGCACTAAACACAGTAAAAGCATCTTCGGTACTCGAAACATCCTTCTTTGCCCATGCATTCTGCGTACTATTCCAAACACCAACTTTCAGCAAATCGTTATCCCCAGCCCCCACCACCGCACTATAAACAATTACTTGCCATGTACCAGGTTGGCTAAATAAACTGTCAAACTGTACATGCTTCACCATACCCGAACCGCTACTACTATACGCCATAACCACCTGGCCTGAGTTAATCGTCACTCCATACCCCGATATAGTCAAACTCTCTGCTTCATTCACATGCAACCATCTTGGTGCTATGTGCTCCTGAACTCGCTGAACTAACTCTTCACTGGCTGGCTGCATATCCTTATCGACAATTGCTACGCTAACTGTTCCATTGCCATACTTCAACGGTACTACCGAAACACTTCCAACACCTGCAACCTCAAGTGCCCATTTTACATAATCAGCTTTATTACCACTGGCACTTGGATTACGCACCCATTCCAAATATCGTGCCAATAAACTTGCATCATCTTCAGTATCTGCACCACCACTCGTGGCTTGCTCATTTTCAATCCTTGCAACGCCCTGAATGGGAGTGCTTAAAACTGTTATTGCTCCTGCAGCGACATTCCCTTCAATTCCTTCGTCCAATGCTTCTATGGGTACAGACACTTCTCCTGCATCACTTATCACCGCTTGCGTGGTAGTTCTAAAGAATACNGCTGGAGCTAATTCCGATGAAGGGGTGGACACTATCGTTCCTTCTGGTATTACCGTTCCACTATCACCAAAGAATGTTATATACCCAGTGGCTTTGCTTGCTGGTATTCTGGACAATCCATGCTCTTCAGCTCTCAAATCCAAATATGTACCAAACGTTGTCTGTGCAAATCCACGACGTAACACCTCTTGCGCCCATATTGTAGCTTGTGTCAATTCTGCGGCAACTGGAGCTAATGCATCATAAACAAATGAACCTTGGCTTTTATCATAATTGTCTGGTACATAGGACAACAATCTTGCTAATATTGTTTCAAACGTTTGGTCTGTTAGGTATTCTGGTAAGTCCAACTTCTCACCCCCTCAACGTGACTGTTCCATCTACATTATAACGCACAACCATAAGCTCGGGTCTATTAACGCCATCCTCGGTCAGCAACACTTCTTTTATAACAAGCACCTTATCAACCAAACTAACGCCTTCGCTCAAACTTGGTATTGGAGCATTGTTTTCACACTCTTGGAACGTGCTTCCATCTACCGACGCATAAACCTTTACATCGCACCCTGCAGGGATATTTGCTTCCCAAGAAATATTTGATCCATTACACGTTCCAAGGCTCTTTAAGTATATTGGCTTGCTTAACCTATAACCACCACGGCCAACTTTAAGGCTATTATCAAACCTCAAGGCGTATGTGGTATTCTCATCAATTGGTAATGGCTGATTGCTTTGATACGCACTCAATATTTCCGCGTCCGTCCTTGCACGGCTGGAGATGCGGAGGTCGTCGATGAGGGAGTTAGCTTGAACTCTACCACTCTCGCCAGAACCTATATAGCAAGCTGTAAACGCTTCGGTAACATTCCATGTGGCAGAGGCCTCGCCAACAAGACTCCCATTAACATAAAAAGCTATACGTCCAGGTTTCCAAGAAGCAGCTAAATACAACGGATCTTTATTGCCAAGGCTAGATATATCTTTGTAAATCAAAGCAGCAATTGTAGTATCCGTATTCTCGAACAAGCACCGTAAGTAATTTCCATCCTTGTAAAAATAGATGTGGATCAAGATACGGCTTTTGTTATAAGCAGACC